AGATCACAACAGCGACCGGCATCAAAGCGGTTGTCGAGAAAGTAGCGCAAGCTACAGGCAAGCCTTGCGGCTGCGCAGAAAGAAAAGATAAATTAAACCGGGCTTTCCCATATAATAAATAATCATGAGTTATCAGAAATTACAAGCATATCGTGCAGCTGCTGTTACCCCAAGCGATAGCACAAACATACCGAGTGTATCAACTCAAGATGGAACCGGTAATAATGGATGTGTTCTTTACATTGGGGGAGATGGAGACATAAAAGTTACTACCGCTGGTGGTGATGATGTAACATTTGTTGGGTTAACGGCTGGGTCTTTCGTCCCTGTTCAAGTGGTTCGAGTTTGGGCTACTGGCACTAACGCAACTGATATTGTAGCCTTATGGTAATTGCGATAGCTAATTTAATTAGAGGAGCGAAGACAAAGGCTATTATTTTAGTCACCGGTCTTTTGGTTGCTGACAATGGTAATTACATTGTCACAGATTCTGGTGATCGTTTTATTGTAACAACAAGAGTACCTTAACATGGCAGATATTTTTATTTATAACCTGACCACCATTGGAGGCATAGATCCATCCAATGACTGGATGATAATAGAAGATACTAGTTCTGGAGAAACCAAGAAGGTTGCTCCGGGTTCTTTACCCATTTCCACTGCAACACAAACAGCATTAGATGGTAAGGTAGACGAAAACGCTTCAATTACAGGAGCAACCAAGACTAAAATAACCTACGACAGCAAGGGATTGGTAACTGCTGGTGCAGATTTGGCCGCTAGCGATATGCCTACAGGTATAGATGCACAAAAGATTGGAGCTGGATCGGTAGACAACACAGAGTTTGGGTATTTAAATGGAGTATCTTCTGCTATTCAAACTCAATTGAACGCTAAGCAGGGTACGCTGACGTTGACTACTACTGGATCTAGTGGTGCTGCTACGTTGATTGGCAATACGTTGAACATACCTCAGTACTCTGGAGGTGGAGGTGGAGGAGTTGTTTCTTTAGAGGGACTAAGTGGTGCATTGCAGTTAGCGGCTGGTTCAGGCATATCTATTACTGATAACGGTACAGATACTATTACCATCACCAATACTGGTGGAGGTGGAGGGTCTGTTGCTTGGGGTAGTATTACAGGCACATTATCAAATCAGACTGACTTACAGACTGCGTTGGATGGGAAGGTAGACGAGAATGCTGCTATCACCGGAGCTACTAAGACTAAGATTACTTACGACAGTAAGGGCTTGGTTACTGCTGGTGCAGACTTATCTGCTGGTGATATTCCAAGTGGGATTGATGCTACTAAGATAGGTGCAGGGTCTGTAGATAATACTGAATTTGGTTATTTAAACGGAGTGTCTTCTGCTATTCAGACTCAACTTGACTCCAAGACAAACAAAATAATTACGGCTAACAGACAAACTGCATCATATACATTGGTTTCTGGTGACGCTGACAAATTAGTAGAGATGAATGTGGGTAGTGCTAATAACTTAACTGTGCCTGCTTCTACATTTATTGCAGGACAGCAAATATTGATAGCTCAATACGGAGCAGGTCAAACTACGATTGTAGCAGGAGCAGGTATGACAATAAGAAGTAATGGTGGTAAATTGAAATTATCTGGTCAGTATAGTGGTGCAACATTGGTATTCTTATCAGCCAGTGAATGCTACCTCTTTGGTGACATAACTGCATAATTATGATATTAGCAACACACGGAATAGTAGCATCACAGATAGTTACAGTGCCAGTGGCAACTGCTGCAACTGGTGTTGGTGAAACATCATTCACAGCTAACTGGAACGCATTTTCTGGCGCTTCATATTACTTGCTTGACGTATCCACTAGCAGTTCATTCTCATCGTTCGTAGGGTCGTACCAGAACTTTGTCGTTATTAGTAACTCACAGGTTGTTAGTGGGCTGACTGCAAACACAACTTACTACTACAGATTACGTGTAGCCACTGGCGTTGACGCTGATGCTGCATCATTCTTTGGCCGTGTTTATACAGCAGGTGGAACGCTTTCATACGCTGAGGTATTGGCTACAGAGACATTGGTTGCTGATTTAAAAGCCGCAGGTATTTGGACTAAGATGAAAGCCATATATCCAATGGTGGGAGGCGGCACTGGTACAACTGCTGCAAGACAAGCAGCTTGTTCTCAGAATTTAAAGAGTTCAAGTTTTACAGGTACTTTTACTTCTGGTTGGACTTTTGCAAGTACGGGAGTCAAAGGAAATGGAAGTAGCGCGTTTATGAATACTAATTTAAACACATTATCTGAATTAACACAAATAAATACTCATCTAAGCGTATATGTAAGAAATAATGAGAATGCTGGTAATGCATACGACTTTGGTAACGCTTCAAATGTTGGTATGACTACAAACCCGACTTACTTAATTACAAGATATGCTACAAATATAGCATATATTGGCATTGCGGATATTTCCTATTCATCTTCTTTTGCATCTACCGATTCAAGAGGTTTTTGGGTTGGTTGTACGAATGGAAGTTTAGCACAAGTTTTGTTTCGCAATGCAAGTTCATTTTTAACAGGAACAGCAACCGCTGGAACATTTGCAAATAATAATTTATATTTAGGAGGTGCAAATGCTGGGGGAACTGCTTTTTTTTATACAAATAAGGAATACGCATTTGCATCTATCGGTGATGGATTTAGTTCTACCGAAGCATCTAATTTTTACACAGCAGTACAAGCATTTCAAACAACCCTTTCACGTCAAGTATAATGATAGGATATATTTTAACAATAGAACAAAAAGACGCTATACAAGGTGTATATTATGGCTCTTATGTATTTTTTAATTGCGTACAAGATATTAACGGAGTATGGTACTTATTTTTATCTGAGCAGGACAAAGAGGAAATTTTAAATACAGAATGGGATTACCTACTTACCTTACCCGAAGCCGAGTACGTACCACCACCAGCACCACCATTCCCCCCAACTGAATAATGCCAATCACAGGATACTCAAATACCATCTCAGTAACAACACTGGCACCGAGTTTCGACCCGGACGCACAGGCATTTTTTGACCGAGTTACAACTGCTGGTGGGACATTATCTTTAACGGAAAAATCAGCAGTCAATAGTTTGGTTTTACAAATGAAAACTGATGGTATTTGGACTAAAATGAAAGCCATTTATCCAATGGTTGGGGGAGGTATAGGAACAACAGCTGCAAGACAAGCGGCTTGTTCGCAAAATCTAGTTAGTTCAAGTTTTACGGGTTCTTTTAGTTCGGGTTGGACTTTTGCGAGTACGGGGGTTACGCCTAATGGAACAAGTGCGTATATGAATACTGGCTTTAATACTGCGACAAATCAAAGTATAAATAATTTATCTTTAAGTGTTTATGTAAGAACTGCGGCAATGGGAATAGGTTCAATTACTGATATGGGTAACTGGGAAAATGCTTCGGCTTTACCTTTAACAAATATTCAAACTAGTGCTACGGCAAGGTTTTTTTATTGTTGGGATTATTCCACAGCAACAATATCTTTTTTTACATCGGATGCTAGTGGAATGTGGGGAACATCAAGAAGTGGTACATCATCTTGGGAATCATTTCAACGCAATGTATCAGTATCTCAAACAACGACAACTACACAATCAACTATTCCAAATAATAATGTTTACTTAGGTGCTGCAAATGGTAATGGAACGACTACAGAATTTTCATCAAGACAAATCGCATTTGCACATTTGGGCGATTCTTTAAGTAATACGAATTTCAATAACTTTTATACCGCAGTACAAGCATTTCAAACAACTTTATCTCGTAACGTATGATAGGATATATTTTAACCGAAGAACAAGCAAACGAAGTACAAGGCGTTTTTATCAACCCTTATTGCTTCATAAACTGCGTTCAAGACATCAACCACGTGTGGTTCTTTTTCGGCAACGAGCAAGACAAAGAGACTTTTAAAGATTCAGAATATATGTGGCTTTTTGACCTACCACAAGGCGAATATATCCCTAAACCATCTAAGTTCCCATTCGATGAAACTAACTGATACCAATGAAACTACCAATAACCTTTGACGAATCTTTACTGCCTATTTTAGGCGAACCTATTGAATTTGACGTTGTATTTGACGAGCCAGTTAGCGAATAATTAAATGTCTATTAGCCGCATCAGAGAAGTAATAATGAATCAAGGAGATCCATCTCCTAGTGATGCCGCTAAAGATCAAAGCAGGCTATTAACCAATGCTGACATTGAGGCCCTTAGAGGAATAAATGGAAATATTCAGGCTCAGTTAGTTAACAAGCAAGATATACTTAGGAGCGGTTCCAATATTAAGACTATAAATAATCAGTCTATATTGGGCGGTGGGAATTTAACCATATCTAGCGAAACGTATTGGGGTGATATCCTTGGTGATATAATAGATCAAACCGATCTAGTTGTTGCCTTGAGTGCAAAGCAGGACCTGCTCGTCAATCAGGTAAATATAAAATCCATCAATGGGATATCTTTACTTGGTAGTGGAAACATTACTGTTGGCGGTGGAGGAGGAAGTGGGACAGTCACCTCTGTAGCGATGACGGTTCCTACAGGACTAAGTGTATCTCCTGCAACAATTACTAGTTCAGGTACTTTTGCAATAACTTATGCGGCAGGATACGCTCTTCCTACTACGGCTTCTCAGGCAAACTGGGATACAGCTTATACAAACCGTATAACCTCACTCACAACCACAGGCTCTAGTGGGGCAGCTACATTAGTAAGCAATGTTCTTAATATTCCTAACTACGGAAGTGCGTTGACGGGGTATGTTCCTTACACGGGAGCTACAACTAATGTAAATCTAGGAACCCATCAATTATTAGCTGCCCGTGGAACATTTTCAAACAACGGAAGTACTAACACGCTTACTGTCGACCATACGAGCGGCAGTGGGTATGGAATAGTAGTGACTAAAGGCGGTTCCAATGAGGCCCTTTATGTAAATAAGACAAGCGGTAGCGGAAACGCAATGACCGTAGTCGGTGGAAGAACATCGCTAGTTGATTTGGCATTGTCTTCTGTTAGTAATGCAGCAGGTGATTTCTTGACCTTGAGTGGCGGTGTAGTCCATCGCAGGACGGCTGCTCAAGTGCTTTCGGATATTTCCGTTCCAACTCCTACATTAGATCAAGTAACTACCGCTGGTAATACTACTACAAATTCCATTACTGTAGGCGGCTTAACTGTAGATACTAATACTCTTTACGTTGATTCAACAAACAATAGAGTAGGAGTAGGCACTACAACTCCTACAGCTTCTCTTCAAGTTATAGGCACAAATATTGCACTTAGGGCAACATTAGCAAGTGGGGATGGGGGCATTATTTCTAATGACGCAACAACATCTTACTTTCAAGCATTGACAGTGGGAAATGCTGCGAGAGATATTGGCATTTCTGGTAAAGAAGTAATATTCAAAAGTGGAACTGTATATTCCGAATCGATGAGAATTTTTAGTTCGAGAAATGTTGCAATCGGGACTAATGTTGACAATGTCTATAAGTTAAATGTTAATGGCGATGTCAATTCAACTTCATACTTTGTAAATGGAGTTGCAGGATATACTGGAATGTTAGTAATTCCAACAAACCCCCCGGGTCAACAGAACATTGACATTCAAGGGGGGATAATTGTAAATGTTTTTTAATAGATTTGTACATGCAATACACTGTAATACAAGATGTAGTAGTTCCAACCAAAGGTGTTGGTAAATTATTTTATATGACAGCAATATCTATTCCATTACCGGGGACTGGAGCTAGCTTTTATTGGTCAGTAAGCACCGAGGTCGTAGATCCAGAAACACTAGAAACTCAAGCTGGCGTTGTTGTATTAGAGGGTAATCTTTATATGGATGACCAAACATATTCTCAGTGGGGAACTGATGATGAATATGCTATAGACTGGGCACTACAACAATTAGGATTCACTAAAATATGAAATTAAATCTAAATTTACCAATCGTTGCATTGGACGGAACTGAGATTGCTGATTCAAATATCGGCAAATTAATTGCACAAGTTTTAGCACAGGGTTCAAAGGGAGATGCCTTAAAGTTTTGGCACTGGGCTCAGAAACTTTATGCAGGAGAAGAGTTGGACTTGGATCCAACAGATGCAGAAACATTAAAGAATGCAATCAAGGATAATGAAGCTTTGACTATTCTTGCCAAGGCTCAGGCTCTTGCTTGCTTCTCAAAATAGCATTTGATATTTTGGTATTATATTTGAACAATAATGAAATTCCCAATTGACTTTGATCAATTCAAAAGTGACCCAGCAAAAGCGATTACATTCTTAATGTTGATCGTTGTGAGTGTTTTATATTATCGTGCAGAAAGCCAAAGCAAAGACATCAATGATCGATGCGAAAGCCGGTTACAGCAATGCGAAGCAAAACTTGAGCAACTATCAAAGCAGTTAAAAACGCAAGATTCACTTTGCTCTGCATTGATTACTGAGATATCAATTTATAAAAATTTAGGCAAAATATGAAACTACTTTACGCCCTAGTAGCTATCGCCTTGATTATGGCGGTAACAATTGAACCAAGTATCGAAGAAAAAGCAGAGGAGCAGATACACCACTCCGAAATGATGTGCGATAGTGCTGCAATGGTTTTGGATGAAATCCACAATTTGAACGATAGTTTAATGATTCAAAAATATTTCTATGAAAGTAAATGAAGTATTTAAAGGCGACAAGGGCGAGTTCAGTTCTAAAAGATTCGTGGGCATCGTTGGTGCTTTGGTTCTTTTTGGCAGCTTGGTTTATTACAATACTCCTCAGCTCGTTGAGGCGGTGGAGTTTATCACTATTTTCTCGTTAGGATACACAGTAATAGATAAGTACACAAATGGCAAAGCAAGCACAGATAGCAAAGCACAAGGCTAAGCCTAAAAGGAGAAGGCCCGGAGTACACTCTAAAAACAATAAACCATGCAAAAAATATCGTGGGCAGGGGCGCTAATACTATTGCTGTCTAGCTGCTCTGCGCAGTGGCATCTAAAGAAGGCGTGCAAGAAAGATCCCGTAATCTGTCAACCACAGGTCGTAAAGTTCGATACAATTATCTACACAGACTCAGTTGAGATTTTTGAAACCTTTTACACCGAGGTAAGCGACACCATTGTGATAGATACCGGGAGTGTTATAGTCAAGATAATCAGAGACCATGACATTATAAGGACTTATGTAAAGCAGAAGCCAGATACTATCAAGGTTTCAAAGACAATTACTTTACCTCCAAGGATTTCTGTAAAAGAATGCGATTACCCATGGTGGTTGGTTATTGTCTCAATAGTATTATTTTTGCTAATAGTATTAAGAAAATAAGATTATGAACATTACAGAAAACTTTACTTTGCGTGAATTGACATATAGTCAAACAGCAATCAAAAACGAAATTCCAAACATCCCAAAGGACCCTGCTGTATTGGAGAACTTAAAGACATTGTGCGAGCAGGTACTTGAGCCTTTGCGTGAGGGCTTGGGTATGCCAATCAAAATCACTAGTGGGTACAGGTCAATCGCATTGAACAAGTACATCGGTGGCTCTAAGACTAGCCAGCACAACACAGGTGAAGCTGTTGACTTTGACTTGAATGAGAATAACGCAAAAGCATTCGAGTACATTGCAAGCAACCTTGAGTTTGATCAGATGATATGGGAGTTCGGTACCGATGAGAATCCCGATTGGGTTCACGTTTCATTCAGAGAGGGTCAAAACAGAAAGCAACTGTTGAAGGCTTACAGAATGGAAAAGAATACCCATTACACAGTAATGCCACATCCTTCACAAGTGGAAGCCAAGGCAAAAAAGAAGACCAAATCCACAACCAAATAAATTGTTTTTCATTCTACATTAATCCCCCACTAGCTGGGGGATTTTTGTTATTACAAAAACGCATATATTTGTATGTAAATAATCTAATGGAATATACTCGAAAATTAACACAGGAAGAACTAGATCAAATTCAACAAGCGAACTCTGAATACACTAGGATGAAGGTGACGATTGCTGATCTAGAAATCCAAAAGCACACAGTGTTAATGGCTATGGATTCTTTGCGTGAAAAGTTTTCATCAATCGAAAAAGACTTGATGGACAAATACGGTAAGGACGCTGTCATTAACATGAAGACAGGAGAAATAACTAAAAAAGAAGATAAATGAAAATCTCTCAATACGGACTTGATAGCACCCCATCGCTGTCAAGCAAGTTAATTGGAACAGATACATCTGATTCCAACATTACCAAGAACTACGAGTTTGCTGCTATCGCTCAGTTAATCAATGAGAACACTCAGTTTGCATCTGTATTGGTTGCAAACTCTACTGTATCTCAAGTGCCTAGCGGTGTTGGTGTTGCGACTCAAGTTTCATTTGGCCCTGCTCAATCAAACGCTGCGGTGTCTTTGGCGGCAAACGGTTTAGTGACATTCAACCAAACAGGACTATACATGATTAATGGGTATGGTAGCATTGAGCGTCAAGGATCATCGGGTGGAGTTAGTATAATTCTTTTCAGATTCTTGGTGAATGGCGTTCAGGCTTCTGCTGTAAAAGGATTCCATTTAGATTCGACTGATGTTGTTGTCCCTTATGAAATAACCTTCCCATTGAACATCACTACAATTGGAACTACGATATCCTTTGAGATTATGCGTGATGCATCTGGTACAGGCAGTGGACTTAATCAAGGTGGTCTGTATCCTCACACAAATCTTAGTGGTTGGAGTAACATCCCTTCTGCCGACTTAAATATCTGGCAGCTCCAGTAAGCATACAATTCAATTCAATCTAATTTAATCTAATCTAATATGTATGATATACGGAAAATATCTATTGGCCCAGACTATAAAGGAGGGGCCATGCATTATCTTGTTGGTCAAAAGGTTCTTGGCGATTCCTATTCAATCTCATCTATTAGGTTTAATGAGGAAAAACAATCAGTCAAGATTTACATTGAAAATGAAAAGAGTGAAGTCATCCTATGGAAGGAATTCACATCAACCATTCCAATGGCTATTGAGTACAACATAAGCTTTTAATGCAGTCACCATTTTATTTTATAACCAAGCCATTAGAGGGCAAGAGATACAATAACACCAAAAACATTGGTGGCATTGATCTCATAATAAGCACGTCAGAGGAAGACTACAAATCCTCTAATAGGCTTGCTGAGGTAATTGAAACGCCAAGGGGATACTCTGGACCCATCGTTCCCGGAGATACACTACTAGTACATCACAATGCTTTTAAATTTTACAATGACATCAAAGGAAACAGAAAGAGTGGAAAGAGTTTTTTCAGAGACGACATATTCCTTATTGAACCCGACCAATTTTTCCTTTACAGGAATGAAGGTGTTTGGAAGTCTTACGATAAGTATTGCTTTGTCAAACCGATTCCTGTACGAAAGTCATACATAAACAAGCCAATAAAGTATGAGCCCTTGATGGGCCAAATGAAATACCCAAATGAATACTTGTTGTCAAAAGGGATAAACGAAGGGGACATAGTCTGCTTCAGGCCTGACAGTGAGTATGAGTTTATGGTTGAGGACGAGACCCTTTACAGAATGTTTGACCACCAAATAACAGTTAAGTTATGATTGATGATGCGAAAGAAATCAAGTTGAGAATAATTGAGGCAGGAAAGATTGCTGTCGAGCAATTGATTGCCGTAGCTAAAGAAAACATACTCAAGCCTCAAGGAGATGAGGATGACGAGTTGACTGCTGACAAATTGAAGAACGCAGCAGCAACAAAGAAATTAGCTATATTTGATGCATTCGAGATACTGAGTAGGATAGAATCTGAAAAGGAGAATATCGAGATGGCAGAAAAAGGAGTAAGTAAACTAGATAGTAAACAAGGCTTTGCGGAAAGAAGATCAAAATAACCTGTATGTCCTGTTGGAGGATTATATCCCCAGTGAAACTATCGAAAGAAGAAACGATAAGAAGAACTGGAAGTACGGATATGATGAGCAACACGATGTTGTGATTATATCACGAACCGGGGAGATTGGGGAAATAATAAAGATATCTGATTTAGTCATTGCGCTACCAAAGGCACCCAAGAAAGTTTACTCTAGAAACTCAAAGAAATCAGAGCAGTACTGGGAAAGATCAAAACTCCCGAAAGAATTAGAGAAGATACAATCCATATTCCATTGGAACGAGTTACCATCTGAATTCAAAAGCAAATGGGTAGACTACATAGAAAGTCAGTTTGACTGCCGGGAAGATGGGTATTGGTTCATGAACAATGGAACGCCCACCTATATTACGGGTAGTCATTGGATGTACTTGCAGTGGTCTAGCATAGACATTGGATATCCAGATTACCGGGAAGCTAATAGGATATTCTATATTTTTTGGGAAGCATGTAAAGCCGATACAAGATCTTTTGGTATGGTGTATTTGAAGATAAGACGTTCAGGATTCTCTTTTATGTCTTCTTCCGAGGTAGTGAACGTGGCTACATTGGCTAGGAATGCTCGCTTGGGTATACTATCCAAGACAGGTACTGATGCTAAGAAGATGTTTACGGACAAGGTTGTACCGATAAACAACAAGTTGCCATTCTTCTTCAAGCCTGTGATGGATGGTATGGATAAGCCGAAGACCGAATTGGCCTACAGGGTACCGGCTATAAAGATTACCAAGAAGAATATGTATAATGTTCAGGACGAAGAGATAGATGGACTTAACACAACCATAGATTGGCGAAACACAGAAGAAAACTCTTATGATGGAGAAAAATTATTGATGCTTTCTCATGATGAGAGCGGAAAGTGGGTCCAGCCAAATAACATCACAAATAACTGGCGAGTTACCAAGACGTGCCTTCGATTGGGTAGTATGATTATAGGCAAATGCATGATGGGTTCTACGTCAAATGCACTGGATAAAGGAGGAGGAAACTTCAAGAAACTTTACGAAGACTCTGATCCGTCGCAAAGAAACAACAATGGGCAAACAAAGAGTGGACTATATAATCTGTTTATCCCGATGGAGTGGAACATGGAGGGATTCATTGACATTTATGGTATGCCCGTGTTCAGAAAGCCAGAGACACCAGTAAAGGGAGTTGATGGACAAATGATAAAGAATGGGGCCATAGATTACTGGGAGGCTGAAGTAGATTCATTGAAAAATGATGCTGATGCATTGAACGAATACTATCGTCAGTTCCCAAGAACAGAGGCTCACGCTTTCCGTGACGAGAGTAAGAGTTCTTTGTTTAATCTCACCAAGATATACCAGCAAATAGATTTCAATGATGCCCACATAGCGGAGCACACCGTAATTAGAGGTAGCTTTCAGTGGATGAACGGAGAAAAAGACACCAAGGTTATGTTTATGCCCGACCAAAGGGGTAGATTCTTGATAAGTTGGATCCCTCCTGCAAACTTGCAGAATAGAGTAGTGGTCAGAAACGGAGTCAAGTATCCCGGCAACGAGCATGTCGGAGCGTTCGGCTGTGACTCGTATGATATATCTGCCGTGGTAGATGGGAGGGGATCTAATGGAGCGTTACACGGAAAGACCATGTACCATATGGATGAAGGGCCGGTTAATGAATTCTTCTTGGAGTACATAGCTCGACCACAGACAGCAGAGATATTCTTCGAGGAAGTTCTTATGGCTTGTGTGTTTTACGGGATGCCAATCCTGATAGAGAATAACAAACCAAGATTGCTATACCACTTTAAGAACAGAGGCTATAGGGGATTCTCAATCAATAGACCCGACAAGCCATACGCAAAGCTTAGTGCTACCGAGAGGGAGTTAGGTGGTATACCAAACTCATCAGAGGATGTGAGACAGGCTCACGCATCAGCGATAGAGACTTACATCGAGAAGTATGTAGGCTTTGATTCCACAGGGAAGTACAGAGACCCTGACTTAATAGGCAGTATGCCATTTAATAAAACGCTATTGGATTGGGCGAGATTCAATATAGACAACAGAACAAAGTTTGACGCAACAATTAGTTCTGGACTCGCCATCATGGCAACGCAAAAACACTTATATTTACCCGAAAAGAAAGAATCAAAAATTAGCATTACTTTTGCAAGGTACTCAAACAAGGGTAATATAAGTGAAATCATCAAATGAAGGATGTAATTGTAAATGTTTTAACTACTTCTTTCCCGAATCAGTTCGCCACTGATGCCGAAAAGGAGTCACAAGAATACGGCCTACAAGTAGGTCAAGCCATTCAGTATGAGTGGTTTAGAAAAGACGGCAGCAGATGCAGATACTACAGCCAGTGGAAAGACTTCCACAGGCTTAGACTTTACGCTAGAGGTGAACAGTCTGTTCAAAAGTATAAGAACGAATTGGCGATAGATGGCGACTTATCGTATTTAAATTTAGACTGGACACCGGTGCCAGTTATCCCCAAGTTTGTGGATATCGTTGTTAATGGAATGTCTGATAGATTGTTCAAGGTTAAGGCATACTCTCAGGATGCTATGTCTCAAGCCAAGAGAAGTAAATACCAAGACATGATTGAGGGGCAGATGGTATCCAAGGATATCTTGTCTATCATTCAACAGAAGACAGGTATTGACCCATTCACCATGAACCCTGATGAGTTGCCACAAAATGATGAAGAGCTATCTCTTTACATGCAACTCAATTACAAGCCTGCTATAGAAATTGCTGAAGAGGAGGCTATAAACACTATACTCGAAGAGAACAAGTACCTAGACTTAAGAAAGAGAATTGACTACGACCAAACGGTTATAGGTATTGGAGTTGTAAAGCATGAGTTTCTTCCCGGGGCTGGAGTTCAGGTTTCTTATGTGGATCCTGCTAACGTGGTATACAGCTACACTGAAGACCCTTACTTTACTGACTGCTTCTATTGGGGAGAGATAAAGACATTACCAATCACTGAACTTTTGAAGATTGACCCCACTCTCACTAGAGAGCAAATGGAGGAGATCGCCAATTCTAGCCAGAGCTGGTACGACTACTACAACGTAGCACAGTTCTATGAGAACTCTTTGTTCTACAGAGATACTGCTACCTTGTTGTATTTTAATTACAAGACAACCAAGAAAATCGTATACAAGAGGAAGAAACTTGATAACGGTGGGATTAAATACATAGAGAAGAACGATGAGTTCAATCCTCCTGTAGAGATGATGGAGGAGAATAACTTCGAGAAAGTTGAGAAGACTATTGACGTTTGGTATGAAGGAGTCATGGTTATGGGTACAAACTACTTATTGAAGTGGCAGCTATCCAAGAACATGGTTAGACCAAAGTCGTCAGCTCAGCACGCATTACCAAATTACGTTGCGTGTGCTCCTCGTATGTACAAGGGAGTTATCGAATCTTTGGTCCGCAGAATGATCCCATTCGCTGATTTGGTTCAGTTAACACACTTAAAGTTACAGCAAGTTATTGCTCGTACAGTTCCAGACGGTGTATTCATTGATGCTGACGGATTGAATGAGGTAGACTTGGGTACCGGTAATGCATACAATCCTGAAGACGCACTTAGATTGTACTTCCAAACGGGTAGTGTTATTGGTAGAAGCTACACCCAAGGGGGCGACTTCAACAACGCAAGAGTTCCAATTACCCAGTTAACATCAAACTCAGGTGCAGCAAAGACGCAAATGCTTATAGCCAACTATAACCACTACATGGATATGTTGCGCACTGTAACAGGATTGAACGAGGCTAGAGATGC